ATCATAGCTACTCGTAACACCAAACTTTAAAAACTGCTCACCCGTTTCTTTATTGGTAAACTCTACCAAGTACACTTTACCGTTATCCTTACTAATACCACCGTAAGCTTCATACTTTCTCCCTTCCATGGGACTACTCCTTTTAATTTATCGTTTAATCAACGACATAAACTCAGCGCGACAATCTGGCTCAGATCTAAAGCATCCACCCAACTTAGCAGTCAGCGTAGAAGAGTTATGATCTTCTACACCTCGCGACTTAACACAGTAATGAACGCCTTCAATAACAACAGCTACATCATCAGTACCGAGAATAAAGCTAAGAGCATGATAAATCTGCTCTGCAATACGTTCCTGTACCTGAGGACGGCGAGCAAAGTATTCAACAATACGATTTAACTTAGATAGTCCAAGTACTTTACTCTTAGGGATATAAGCAATATGTGCTTTCGCATCAATAGTAACAAAATGATGCTCGCAGTTAGACATCAATGTAATATCTTTCTCGATAACCATCTCATCGTAACCCATCTTATTATCGATGACAGTACACTTAGGAAAGTGTTCAGTCTTTAAGCCCCAGAAGATCTCATTTACATACATCTTAGCTACACGTTTAGGAGTATCCATCAATGAGTCATCTTGGCGATCAAGACCAAGGATATCCATAATTGCACCGAAGTGTTTTTCAATCTTATTGATCTTAGATTCATCTTTGGCATAAAGCGTATCCAGGACAGTAGGCGTATTAACGCCCTTGGTGCGCAGATATTCTTCTACCCGTAGACCTAGTACTGGATCACATTTAGTTTTTTGCAAGCTCATATTTCTTCTCTTTCTATCTTAATTAATGTTTCTATTTTTTGAATCAGATCAACTAGATCTGGAATTGGATTTTCGTCTGCTCTTTGTTTTAGATACGGGTATGCTTTAAATAACAAATGCAAATATACATGCTCATATGTAAATGTTCTACTTACTTGATCCATTAAGTACCCCATTCATTCTTAAACAGCGGTACCTGAAGACGATCACTATAACGCCAGCCTTTTTTCATTGCCATCTCAGCTACTGCTCTATTATTAAGTGAATATACAGACTCAACACCACCTAAAGGCATTAGGTATACAGGCCCATCAAATCCTGCTTTGCGGTATAGATCAACAGCTTGTTCTGCTTCATCAGCATCTTCCTGACTTGCAACTACAAACTTAAGGTAAGTATAACCGTATTCATTATATTGTGCTACTACATCTGGTTTAATTGCCTCTTCCCATTTCTCTCCGGAAACGGATAGCTTAGGAGATACAGAGAAAGTTAAAGAGTTATAACCTTCATAATGAGTCCATTCATTATGCAAATAATGAGCAAATTCATTGGTAAGCATTTGCGTACCATTAGTCTCAAACGTAATCTCTTTTAACGCTTGCATCTTAGGATTATCTAATAGTGCAGGGTATGCTCTCTGCCATCCTAGCAAAGGCTCACCGCCCGTAATTACTAGATGCTCGTCCTCCCACCTCTTGTGCGGAAGCATATCCATAATTGTATCGGTAATAGAATCTGTAGTTAACATTGGACTTAAGTCTTTAAACTCAGGCATCCAACTTGCGTAACTATCACAACCGGTACTAACTAGCGGGAGTGCATTATAGGTTTGAAAGGGGGTAATTAAGCTATGTGTAGCTGCAATACCAGCAGCCTCCATGCTTAGTTCACCTTTAGGCATACCAAAGCCACTACAGGTAAAGTTACAACCAAACACGCGAAGGAATACACTAGGTACACCCATATACCGTCCTTCACCCTGAATCGAGTAAAAGAGCTCTGCAACTTTCAATTTAGACATTATACAATTTCCTCTACGATACCAAGAATTTCAGCTAGTATGAATAGTATACCAGCAGAGATAAAGTTTGAAGTGATGAGGGCAATCCCGGCGATGATACGCAACACACTCTTTACAAAGCTAATGTTACGGTGCCATTTAGGGTCCGGATTAAGACCAAAGTTAATTCGTTTAAACAATATAAAACTCCTAGTTATAACGCTGGAAGGGCAGCTCAAATTATTTAGGCTAGCGAAAGCCTATTATAGTATACATTCTACTCAAAATCAAGACTATTTGGAGTTTCTTCTACCTTTTTCTTTCTTCGTATCATTGGCTTAGATGCAGGGCGTCTTTCGGGGTCAATTGTGTCAACCTGTTTACGCATCATCTCTACCAGATGGTTAGCAAATTCTTCGTTACCATCTGAATGAGCGATAAGTTGAGTGATATCAATATTTTCTAACATCTTATACTTAGTTGCTTGTTGTTTCTTTTCTTTCTGAATACGTCTGACAAATGCAAAGAATGTAATTTGAGTAAAATAAGCAAAAGGATTCATACCCCTTGCTGGGTCGAACTTAACAACAGCTGTAAGACAATTCTCAATACCATCCGAAATCATATCGTCTTTATAGGTATAGTTAATGAAGTTAGCTTTATAAGATAAATGAGTAGCAATTTTAAGAAAGCATTCACCAATGTATTCTGTTACCCTAGGTCTTTCTTTACCCTCTGCCTCTGCTGCTAATACCTCTGTACGGTATGCAACAAGAGCTTCATAAAACTTTTTATTGTCTACATAGTGCTGTACTTTTTTTACAGCAGTCCCAGGCATTACATAGCTGGCGGAGTTGTAGTCTTTTTCAACTATGTCATCTGATTCAATGATAGTATCTTGTAGGGTCGTTGTTTGAGTAGTTGTCATAGTCTTCATCTTCCGATGTCGTTTTCATTAGTTCGTTATATTCTTCAATTGATACGTTATCTGGCATGTCGGGATATGTATCTGCTTTTTCATTTAATTTAATTAAAAAATCATCATAATGTTTCTTTGTTTTTTCATCCACAGACATCATTGTAAGAATGCTTCTTACAGGTATTCTAACTGTTGGATGTTGTACGAATTTAACCCATTGTTCCATTGTAAAAGTTTCTACAACGTTATTTCCATTAGACGCATGAACTGTTGATACAACCTGCACGGGGTTGGTCATATCTATAGATCTAAGGTCTACCCAATCGCTGCCGATATCTTCTACCATAGCGATTAAGTTTTCATCATTAACAAGCTTAATGTACATACATTGCATTAGATATCTACCTTTACAAGTTTGTAAGAAAAATCTTCTTCGTTATAGATTTTAATTCTCTCTACCATATGCATTAGCGTATAGTTTTTTTTATTTTTCCAAGTCAGATCATCACCAATATCATATAAGTTACACGTTGCTTTAGAATCCCCAATACGCAATCCTCGGCCAATAGATTGCAAATTACGAATACGAGACTTTGTAGGTGAGGCAAAGATAACGTTATGTAAGTTCTTAATATTTATTCCTGTAGAAAAGGTACCATAAGAGGCTACAATAATTGCATCTTCTTCACCTTCGGTAATCTTTCTAATATCTTCTCTTTGCTCAGTATCTGTACCGCCATAGACAAAGAATACTTTTCTTGCACTATCTTTATCGTTTATCATAGCATGAAGAGCCTTACCGTGCTTTTCAACATACTGGAATAGAACAAGGGTATTACCAGTTTGCTTCAATGCAAGATTTCTAATGAATCTATTTCTAGGATCATGCTGTACAATAAAGTCCATCTCATCTTGATAGGTTAGCCCTTTGCATAGCTTCTTAAACTCGTCTGTATAGTTAAGTACAATTGCAAAGATCTTCAATTCAGCTAATTGATTTCTATCCATTAACTCTCTGGTTGTAGTGACCTTATGTACAACACCGAATAGACCTTCTAGTACAAGTTTATGAGTCTTAATGCCATCCAGCGTACCTGTTGTACCTATTCTGAATGGGGTGTTAATACACTTAGACATAATACTGGTTAGGGATTTAGCTTTAAACTGATGAGCTTCATCTCCATATATCACATCTGTCTTAGCAAAATATTGCTTAGGTTGAGTATAGATAGATTGCCAAGTAGAAATTGTAATAGGTAATGTACTTGTTTTTTCATGCCCTGCGTACACTCTACTACAATTTTCAGATGCTTTCCATCCATTGATGCTAGAGTAGTCTTGGAAGTCAGAGTACAGTTGCTCAACTAAAGAAGTAGTAGGTACAAGTATTAATTGTCTGCGGTTAAATTGTTCATGCCATCTTAACAAGCAATAGATAATTAAAGACTTACCTGAACCAGTTGGAGATAGGAGTAATACTCTAGCATCTTGAATTGCTGTATGTACTGCATCTATCTGGTAGTCTCTAATAGCTAGAGGTTGACCTTTAGTACCTAGAGTTAAACTTTCACAAAAGGTTTTAACTGTAGCATAAGACGCAACATCAGCAGTCATAACATACTGAGTATAATCAATCTTATAGTCGTTAACGTGAGCAAAATGCTCCAGGTAACTTAAAAGACCACAATACAGTTCTTTTGTAAAGATAGAAAATAGTCTTATCTTTCCATCCCAGAGTTTATTACGATACAGAGGATGAAATTTAGCCCCTGGTGCGTCAAAAGAAAAATGGTCAGATATCTCCTGTGCAACTGATGGGTCAGTCTGTACAGTTAAATATACTTCATTTTTCTTAATGACTGTAATGTCACTCATATGCAATATTGCCAGATACAGAAATTCTGTACTTATTACTTGTTCTGAAGGGAGCTACTGAGTGTACAAGATCAGCAGGGAATATAATCATTTTACCCTCAAATCTATGATCAGCATTTATAAAATAATCTCCTATACCCCCTCTCACATTTGCATCAGCATAATGGAATCTAAATTGAGCTGCTGTTTTAAAATTGCTATTTTTTACAGAAGGGTGATTAAACTCATCTTCCATTATAAACGGTAATTGTATCCAGATAACAAAACTTAAAGCACCACCATGGGTATGCATTGGATTTACTTCACCTGCCTGTTGAAAATTCACCCACAAATCAGGATCACCATTAGGATTTACTCTAATGCTATGTTTCTTAACAGCAATGTGCTCATTCCAATCACCTTGACCGCGCCAGTAAAAGGGGGATACTTTAGCTACTAGCTCATTCAATACATCGTAAGATTTTTGAAGAACATACTCATGTTGAATACTACCTGCTAGATTGTTATTATAAGGAGCATACCCTTCAAACTTAGTTCGATCCATTATAGCAATCTCGTCCCGAAGTGTATCCATAACAGTCTTAGGTACACCAAGCTCAAGATAACCTAGTCGATAAATGTCTCTAAAACTTACATCAATATTTTCATTATTCATATCAGCCTCACATCATACCATTAGTAAACTTAGTCCACTCAATACTGGATTTTACATCCCAAGTTCTTGAATTAATAGATCTAATAATTTGTTCCAAGGTATATATAACAGTTTTGTAGTACTCGTGTTTATCCTGCAATTCAATTAGATCTTTATCGCATTGAAGCAGCTCATCCATTTCATTCTTTAACGGTTTATTTCCTTGAAATTGAGTCCATCCACTATCTTCAAGTTCTTCTCTAGTTAGTTCACCACGATAGTACTTGTATTT